TTGTGTGCTCTTTTTTCGTGCACTTTAAAAACCCTTTAAAATCAACACTTTAAGGGGTTTTTGTTTGTCTCGTATAAGAAAAAGGGGCAGACGAGGGGCACAATTTAAAATTTTATCTTGTCTAACTTGCTAGATATGTCTGATACCATTTTTTGGGTAACGTGAGAATAAATCTCTAGTGTGGTCTTTGAGTCACTATGCCCTACTCTATCCATGATAGCAGTCAAGGGGATACCTAATTCAGCAAGTAGGGATATATGAGAGTGTCTGAACATATGTGTAGTGATGTTCTTATCTATGCCAAATTTCTGGCCATGTCTTTTCAATGCACCAATAACCCGGGCATTTGTTATTGGCTCTCCTAAAGTATTTATAAAAATAAAATCTGTATCAAATCCATTTGTCGCATTCTCTATTATCTGCTCTTTGATGATGTCTAACACTTTTTGAGGTGCTGTTATAACCCTATCAGACTTGATTGTCTTTGGTGTAGTTCTCTCTTTTTGTCTGAAATCGTATGTATGTTTGATGTGAATGGTCTTTTTAGAAAAATCTATATCCTCCTTGTAATTTAAGGCAGCAAGCTCTCCATATCGCATGCCGGTAAGGAAAAGAACTTTAGCTATTCGGATATACTTTGTGATTCGATAATCACAAAGGGCCTCTTCTTTTAAGTTTTGAATGAATAACTTAAACTCTTTCTGATCTAAGTATTTTGTATTTTTCTTTCTGAGATCGTCAGTTGTAATTACCTTTCTAGGCATTTCAACAAATAGCATTTCATTTGTATCGATGTAATTCATTCTGACCGCAAATTTCATTATCTGATTAAGCTTGAACTTGATTTTAGAAACATAGTTATGAGATCTCCCATCTTGTAGTAGTTGATCTATCACTTTTTGTAATAAACGTCTATCAATATTTCTAACTAAATAGTCGCCCTCTATCTGCTTTAAAATCTCTTTTTTAACATTCTTTGAAGCATAGACGGTTGAGTTTTTAACGCCATGTTTCCAATTTTCCTCAAATTCTTCATATAGTTTTTCAAAAGTTATATCAGAAACAAAATGTTGTTTTTCTCCTAACTTTTGTTTTATCTTTTCCTGCAGTAAGATAGCAGCTTGATTCCTTGCCTGGGGAGTTTTCTTCTCCATGGTTACTGAAACTTTTTTTAATTTCTCAGTATAAGGATCTTTGTATCGCTCGAAAAATTTGTATTTTCCATTGGAAAGTTTTTCCATCCACATTGTATTTACCTCACTTTTTTGATAAAATGGGTATAAGAAAACGACCTTTTGAATGGTTGTTTCTTATACATGATTTCCTTACACTCAGAGTCGCCAAACTTTGCGAGTGTGGGGATTTTTTTATTTATGAATTATGGACGATAACATCCAAGGCTCCCATGATTCGCTGAGCGTTCTCGACGGCTTCTTTGTATTCTTTCGAAGTGTTCTTTACTGGCTTTCTAATCAAGTCAATAAATACAACTGGTTTAGTGAAGTCATTTGAGGTTACACGGACTGTCATGTTTAAAATTTTAGAAGTTGATTTTCTTTTCGCAACAATACCGCCTGCGACAGCGCCAATCGCACCAAACATAGCGCCTGCAATCAATGCTTGACCAACTCCTCCAGAAACAACAGTTTGATTATTGATAATCAATTCGTACGATACTAAATCCTCGAACGAATACCAATCTGTGTCATTCTTATCTTTCTTGACCAAGGATGGTATCAAAGACAATCCCATCGTTCCCATTGCAAGCCCTGCTTTTACCGAGCCTTTAATTGCTCCTCCGACGAATCCAGAAGAGCCTTTTGCTTTTTGAGCTCCATGAATACGATAGGTACGATTATATCTATCAATCTCAAGTGGTCCGACTTTGTCCGTTTTTCTGCTTCGTGGAGCAGGAGATGGAGAAGCCGTTTTATTGACTGGCTGAGCTTGTTCGGTTGGTTCTTGGTTAGCAATAGAATAACCGCAGTTAGGACAAAATTTGTACCCCTTTACTGGATTGCCACATTCAGGACAGAATTTCATAATAATCTCCGAAATAATAACTATTTAAAAATCTTTATACTCTTTTTTTACCCATAGCTGACGAGGTTAGGTTTTTTTATTTTTCTCAATACCTCGCCACAATGCACCAGCTATCACATCTGCTTTTAACATTACACGTCAATATCATAATATTGTTGTAAGATATTGTTCCCTTGTTTGTATTTTGTAACTAGGTCAATAGCTACTCGTCGTTGCTGTTGATCGTCCAATAAATATTCACCATAACTCAATATCCGATAATGAACAAAATCAACTAATCGATTGAAAAGGGCATTATCGCTGATTGTATTTGCTTGTTTAATTTGCTCGTATGAGTGCTTGTTTTTGAGGTGCCAGACCATGCGCTCATTATTGATGTAAAAGAGAGAAGCCATGGTGTTAGCTTCTATCTCTAGCGGATTGCTCTGATAGTTGTTAGCGCAAGCGAGGGCGACCTCATCAGAATGACCTGTGCTAAAATGGGCTGCAATATGGGCTAATTCATGCAAAATGGTAAAGATAACCCGTCTTTTGATATGTGTTTGATTGATATAAACAAGGTACTTTTCTTTTTCTTTGCTATAAATGGTAAAGCCGTCATTGTGCTTACAGATGATATCATCCAAGTAAGTGACATCTGGATTATTGACAAGTCCTCGATATTTAATGTGCTCAGAACCAAGTAGACCGGCTGAAGGGAGCATAGGAAACGGGTCCTTTTCAAAGAAGATAAAATGAAGGTTGTAAGTCTGTTCAAAGTAACGGATGATGTGCTGAAAAGTAACTTGTTCAAGTGGAATATTATTCTGTCGAGACACTGCTTCGATCACCGGGACGGCGTAATCCCAGTGTCGGATGTACTGTCTACGTGAAATAATTTCTCTAGCCATAATTACCTCCACTTACTGTCATCGTCCATCAGGGTTTTAGCAGTTACCATCAAGCTTTCAATCGCCTTGTTAAAGCGAACCTTTTCTTCCTCGGTCATGTTCTGGGTCTGATTTCTGAACGCTGCGACTAATTCAGTTTCAGCTGGGCCAAGATTTGTATTTGCCTTATTGTCGCTTGCGATAGTCGGATTATCCGTCCGTCCGAGCAGGTAGTCGGTTGACACATGGAAATAGTCAGCGATTTCTGAAATTCGTTCCGTGGATGGTTTTGAATTTTTTAGATTGTAAATAGTATTTCTACTATAACCAAGTTTTTCTTCCAATAAATTTATTGAAAGACCTTGCTTTTTGGCAAGTTCTTTTATTCTGTCAAATGTCTGAAACATTGATTTATCAACCTTTCTAAGAACATGACAAAAAATATTTAATATTTCTCATTAAAACACTTGACAAAGTTAATGTGAAGTATTAAAATAGTTTTTGTAAGTTAATGA